CTTCGGACATGGATCAGACCTTGTGCTGTCGCGCCGCGGCGCGGATGTGTTGCTGCACGCGGGCCATGGACACGCGCACCATGCCGGCGGGGGCCTGGCGGCTCCACCCGTCGAACTCGATGCGATGCGCGTACGGCAGGTTGTTGGCCAGGTACGTGACGGATCCGGCGCCGCCGATCGCACCTGCGATGGCGACCATGGTCGTGTTGCCGTCCTTGTCCGTGCTGGTCAGCGTCCCGCGCACCGGCACGTTCTGCGACGCCTGCCAGTTGGCCTTGAGCCGACCGGTGTCGACCGGCGTGCGCTGCACGATCTCGAAGAACAAGTCGAACGTCACCTTGCGGACCACGGCGTCGACCGAGGCATTGGCCTTCTTGGCGAAGCGGGCCACGTCAGCAGCAAAGCCGGTCATCTGGTGGCGTTCGCGGTGTAGAGGACAGGCACGCCGGCCGGTGCCAGCGGCTCGACGGATTCGAGCTGCCAGACGGTGCCGTCGGCCTCGGTCAGCTTGGTCAGCGCGTCCGGCGGGAATGCCGCATTCGGCGCGATGTACGCCTTGCGGTCGCCCTGGCGGATCATCTGGCCGGCCGCCAGCCTGTCGCCGTTCGAGTACGGCAGCAGCGCGGCGCGGACGTGCGCGGTCTGCGTCACGTCCGGCGAGGTCACGCCGGTGGCCGGGTCGTAGCCGCCGGCAACGGTGCGCGTCAGCGTGACCGTCTGGCCGAACTGCGCGAGCAGGCGCGCGGCAGTATCGGCCGCGCGGGCGTAGTTGAAGGCCACGTCACGCCCTCACTGCCGGGATGAATGCAGCCGCGGACCGGAACAGGCCGGCCGCGCGCAGCGCCGCCTCGACCGCGGCGTACCGCGTGCTCTGCCGCGCACCGTCGGCGTACGTGACGCTCAGCGGCCCGACCGTCTCCTGCTTCACTGCCGGGCCCTGATCGGCCAGCAGCGGGCCAGCCGATGCGCGCACGGCCAGCTCGGCGTTCGCCCGCCGCACTGCCTCCGGCACGCCCTCGACGCCGCGCGGCCACGACAGCGCCTGCTCGGCCGTCAGCCGCTCGCCGCGCCAGCGCGGGCCGTACTCGGCCTCCATGTAGTCCGTCGCCAGCCGAAGCGCGGCCTCCTTCGCCTCGGTGGTCAGCGCCGCCCAGGCGGAATTGCCACGGGCCGCGAAGTACGCGTCCGCGTCCGCGACGCTGATGTACGCCTCGGCATCCGGCAGGCCGGTGCCGTCCTCGACGATGAGGGGCATCGGTCAGTCCTTAGCCTTGCCGCGCTGGGCAGGCTTGGCGGGGGCGGCCGCCTTCGCGTCCGGGTGCACGTAGCCCTCGGGCACATAGATCGCGTCCAGAATGCGGTAGCCGCGCGCACGCAGCTCCGCTTTCCGCTCCGGCGTGACCGGGTGCGGCTCGTAGACCGTTTCCAGCTTGCTCATGTTCATCTCGCAGAGAGGGGCCGGGCGAACCCGGCCCCTCGTCAGGGTCAGCGCGACTGGATGATGACGCCGGCGAGGTCCTTGTGGGACGTGTAGATCTTGTCCCAGTTGGTGCCGGTGCCGACCGCGGCGTCCGCCGGGTTCCTGCCGCCGTTGGCGACATCCCAGGTGAAGCCCTTGACGCCGAGGTTGTAGGCGTACTCGCCCTGCAGGCGGAAGATCAGCTGCTCGTAGCCGGTCAGCGGACCCTCCAGCGCCATGACCTCCTCCTCGGTCTCCTCGATGACCAGCGCGCCGCCGGTGAGGCCCAGGGTGAAGTAGTCGGTGTCGGTGCCGGTGGTCACCGCCAGCGCCTCCGAGTCGGTCACGATGATCGGGCGATTCAGGGTCAGCGGCGACGCGGCCACGACGGCGGTGTTGGCCACCACGTCGCCGTTATTCGCCGGCGCGATCTGGTACTGCAGCAGGTCGAACGCGACCTTGGAGTGCATCACCCAGGCGTCGATGCGCGAGGCCGCATCGCCGAACTTCGCCAGCGCCGACACCAGCGCGCTGGTGCTGACGGTACCGTCGCTCGGGACGGTGAGCTTGTTGTCCGTCTGCGAGTTGAGCGCAGCGCGGGCGGCGAGCAGGGCGGTGTTCAGCATCTCCGCCTGCACGTCCTTGGCCGCCTGCTGGCCGGCGGCCAGTCGGATGGCATCCAGCGACAGGCCGGGCTTGCGCAGGGACGAAAGGGTCCACTCGACCGGGCCGACCTTGCGGTTCAGCTTGACCGACGCGATCTCGGCTTGAACCAGCTTCTTGGCGGTAGCGGTCGCGACGCTGGTCTGGTCCTGGCGCGACACGAGGCCGCCGGCGTTCTGGAAGAACGCGGCGTAATCGAAGTCGCCCGGCTTGCGGTTGGAGCGCAGGAGGATGGTGCCGTTGGAGCCGGCGTTGAACTTGTCGACGGCCTGGGCCATCACTTCGCTGTAACCCGTCTGGAAGAACGGGTCGCGGAACTTCATGTCACTCGGCAGGGAGGTCGCCATGGGGTTTTACTCCGGAAGCTTGTTGTAGGCGTCCACGCCGTGCTTGCCGATGTATTCGGCCTTGGCGGCGACGGACATGCTCGAACGCTTGAGGCTGTCGCCTCCGGGCGGGAGCGCGTTGGCGTTGCCGCCGTCGGCGCCGTTGGCGCGGAAGTGCTTGCCTTCCTCGCCGCCTGCCCATTCCGTGACGAAGTCGATCAGGGCCTTGTCGCCAGCCTTCACCACGCGCTGACCGTTTTCCTCGGCCACCTCCACCGCGCTGCCCAGCAGGGCCTTGGCGGCCTTGAGGTGCACCGGGTTGGTGATGCCCGCCTTGGTCAGGGCGTCGGTGAGCGCCGCCTCCTTGAGGCTGCTGGTGTACGCGTTCTGGATCTCGTCGCGCGCCTTGGCGGTCGCTTCGAGGTCCTTCTGGGCCTTGGCCAGCGAACGCTGGGCCTCCGCCAGCTGCTGCTTGAGCTGGTCACGCTCGGCCTCGACCTTCTCAAGGTCGGCCGGGTCGATCTCGGCGTTCCTGCGCAGCTTCTTTACCTCGCCCAGCAGTTCGTCGCGCTTGGCGATCAGCGGGGCGGTGGCCTTCTCGACGGCGGCCTTGATGGCCTCCTGCACCTCAGGTGCGGAAAGGTCGATATCACTCACGGTCGGTGTCCTCTGGACGGGTTGCGGGCTCTGCCCTGGATGCGCCCGCTCAGCGGGCGCGCAAAAGGAAAGCCCCGCCAGAGCGAAACGCGGGCAGGGCTTGGGATCGTGGGAAAGTGTGGCCGCTCAGCGGCCGAATGTCAACCCTTGGGTTAGACGGTCATCTCGCGCCGCCTGCCCTGCATCAGGCAGACGACGCACAGCTTGGCCCGGGCACGGCCGTTCTGCGCGACGATGTACTCATGGCCGCCGCAACTGGTGCAGTGCGGGCGGTTGCGGTCAGCCGTCGCACGCACGCGCTTGCGGACGCGCTCTGACGCAGGCGGCGGAGACGGCGGGACGAGGCGCAAGCTCATCCGCCCAGCTTCGCCAGCAGCTGCGCCAATGTCAAAGGCCGCCCGCGGTCGTCGTAGAGGTCGGGGAACTTGACCTTGCCCGCGCGCAGCAGCCTGGCGCGCTCCGGCCCGAGCACCTCGTCCTGGCGGTCGGGCGGCTGCCTGGCCAGCCATTCCCCGAACGTGGTGTCGCCGGGCACCGTTCCGTCCATGCTCGCCCGAGCGCCGGCCGGCAGGTCGTCGGCGTCGATGCCGAGCTCGCGCCAGCTCTTGGTGACCGGCACGTCGACGCTGCGGCAGTTGAAATGCAGCCGGCCGGGCCCCTGCAGCCATGGGATGCTGTGCCCGATGGGGCGCGGCCGCTCCTCGTTGGTGTACAACTTGCCGTCGCGGATCCGGCAGCCCTCGGATGTGCGGGTGTCGAGCGTTGCATCCCAGCGCCGCGCCTTGATCAGGTCGGCGTTGGCCAGGTACAGCTGCGTGCGAGCTGTCTGCGCGGTGTGGGCCAGCGCGGTGCGCACGATCGTCTGCACCTCGCGCCGGCTGCGCTCGAGCACGCCGTCGGCGTACTGGCGCGCGCGCGTGCCGCGGATCGACCGGACGATCTGGTCGGTCGTCAGCCCGTCCATGTACCCCTGCCGGATGGCGTTGCGAATGGCCGTCATGCGGCTGGCCTCGACGGTCTCCGCCCACCCGGACAGAAGCCGGCCCTGGAACGGCCGGGACAGCGCCGCCGCGTACGCTGCCTCCCACGACATGCCCACCAGCGGCTGCTGCGACAGCACCGCGGCCGGGATGGCCGTCGCCAGCGCCTGCTGCTGCGCAACGGTCGCCGCGCGGGCCATGCCGCGCATGCCCTCCTGCAACTCGGCCATGGCCGCTGCGTGCGCCTGGGCGTTGATGGCGCGCACGGATGCCAGCATCGCCTCGAGGCGCTCGACGGTGAAGCTGTCGGCCGGCAGGCGTTCCAGCGCCTCGGCCAGCGCCGCGGCGAGCCGCGCATCCTGCCGGTTGAGCGCCGCGATCACCCGCAGCACGACGTGCTGCGTGTACCGGCGCTGGTCGATCGCGTGGCCGACCGCAAGGTCGCGCAGTCGCTCGTTGACGCTCACGCGGCCCGGCCCTCATCCTCAAGCCCCAGCGTCCCCAGCGCCGGGCCCTCGGCGTCGATCTCGTCGCGGATCTCGTCGTCGCTCTTGTCCGCGGCGATCAGGCCGATGCTCCTGCAGTAGGTCCAGAAATCGGACAGCGGCAGCTTGCCCGACTGGACCGCGGCCAGGGCCTGCCCCATCTGCGCGGCGTCGAACTGCACGCCCGAGAACTCGGTCGAGATGGTGAAGTCCACCTCGCCGCCAGCGTTCGCGAACTGCGCGACCCAGCGCAGCGCCCGGCGGTAGGCGTCCGACACGTTGTCGCAGACGATCGACAGCACGCTGTTGCTGGTCTTGTCGTCGCTTGCCGCCTCGGTGGCCGTGCGCTTGGCCTCGCCCGGGGCGATCAGGCGCGCGCCGAGCTGGGCCATCAGCTCCACCTTGTGCTTCATTTCCTCGGACAGGCCGCTGACCGCCTCGGCCTGCAGGATGCCCGCCTGCCCGCCGTGCGGCACTGGCAGGATGCTCCGGCTGCCGACGTAGACGCCCAGCTTCTGCATCTCCGCGGCCCACTCGGCATCGGCGCCGCTGACCCAGTACATGGCCTGGCCGGCGAAGAACAGCGATTCCTCGTGGTCGGCGCTGTTGCGGAAGTGCGCGATGTTCAGGTCCGCAAGGTCGAACAGCGGCGGTTGGTCCGGCGTGGCGTCGTTGTTGGTCGCGCCCACGAAGGTGAACGGAATCTCCGTCCACGGCCGCCCGCTGCCATCGGTGGGCACGTAGGTGGCGGCGATCTCCCACTTGCCGGTCGTGCTGCTCTCCCGATACACCTGCTGGACGTAGCGCCCGCTGATGATGCGCAGCGCGCGGTACTGCGTCTTGGTCTCGAGCTCGAATCCGTCATCGCTCCACTGCTCGTAGCCCTCACGCAGCACCACGAGGGTGAGCAGGTTCCGCGCGCCCACCTTTTCCGTGCGCCAGTTGATGATCTGCTCGGCCGGGTAGAGCTGGATCGTCGGGCGCAGGCCCCGCGCCTCGGCCTCGGCCACGGTCAGGCCGCGGCCCCCCGACGGGTAATCGACCAGCAGGCCGGCGCGGCCGGTCTGCAGCACCTCCGACACCACGGACTGCGACTGGTTGATCAGGCCCACGCCGGCGCCGTCCGCGTCGTCCAGGAGGTGTTCGAGACCGGGCGGCAGCTTGACCTCCGGCCACTTGCCGAAGGCGATGCCCAGAAGCGCCGGCAGCGTGCGGCCCGTCGCGTTGAAAAAGACCGCGCGCCTGACCCGCTGCTCGTTGCGCAGCCGGTTCTCCGGGCTCGTGTCGTGCGGGTTGACCGGGATGACGTACCCGCCCGCTTTGACGGCTTCGCTGCCGGCCACGCAATCGCGGACCAGCTTCCAGGCGCTGGCCTTGGCGGTGACTTCGGGGCGGACAAACTCAACGCTCATGTGGCGAATCCCAGTTTGATGACGGTTGCGGGCTTGCGGATGGGGTAGCGGTAGGCGATGAAGTAGCCGGCGGCGTCAATGACGTGGTCGAGCCCGCCCGCCTTGTCGGGCTCGCCGTGCTTGTCGTAGGCCTGTTTCTCGAGCGACTCGACTAGCTCCGGGCACGTCTCCGGATTGACCCGGTAGCGCCGCACGCCGTCGCTGTGGATCATCTTGTTCACCGCCAGCACGCGGTCCTTGACACGCGGATTGGACGCGTTGACGCGCACGCCGAAGCCCGCTGCACGCAGCAGGGCAAGGTCCGACTCGCTGGCGTTGTTCGACTTGCGCGATGCGCCGCTGGCGTCGGGGTACACGAGGATCCGGTGCCCCTCGTGCTCGCGCTTGAGGAGCGCGATCATCGCCGGGGTGTCGAGAACTCCGGTGTACTCCTTGACCGCGTGCGGGTCGTCGCCGCGCAAGACGTGCACCACCGCAGACATCTTGCCGACGTTGAAGTCCATGCCGACGTGCAGCGCCTCGCCGGGCTGGATCCGCTCGGCGCTCGCGTTGAGGGCGCGGTCGAACTCCGGGTACACCGAGCCGGCGACCAGGTAAACGAACTCGCCGT